CTCGTCGTCCATGTCGCCGAGGGCATCCATTGAGATCGGCTGGGAGTTGCCCGAGTCGTCCTCGTTCGCGAACTGCGGCATCGAACTGTCCGCAGCCTTTCGGAGGAAGCCGTCGTTATACTGGCGAAAGTCCGCCGGAGCGCGGTTATACTCCGCAGTGGCATCCTCATCGCCGAGGATGGCGAGTGCCTGGGTGTCCCGGCCGAACCGCATGGCCAGGCGGTCCATGATCGTGTCCGCGAGGTCGTCGCCGTTGACGGCCTCGTCGATCATTTCCTCGGTCACATCAACCGATGTCGAACCCTCAACACAGTCGATTTCGAGGTTTTCGAACTCGACGCCGGTTTTCGAGACCTCGGCTTCCTCGCCGCGACCGCGGCGTGAGAACTCGTCAAGGTCGATGCGCGGTTGGCGCATCCGACGACGGTTACGGGGCGTCATGCTCACCGTGTCGAGCAGTCCGGCCTCGCCAACAACGAGGTCGATGAACTCCTCTTGGACCTCGCGTGGCATGAGGCCGCCGACACCGAGGTCGTCGGTGGTTAATTTCTCGCTCAGTGCGTTCTGTATTTCAGGATCGCGGATCGAAACTGCCATAGAAGTGTCGTGTAATTCTGTTTCGGTTTTGCACAGGCCCGGTGGTAGAGAGCCTGTAGAGTGGTTTTCAGGGCGGTAGCTGGTTGCGGATCACAGGGGGGACCGCGGGGTGGATGCCGGGTCGCAAGCCGAGGTTCGCGGGTCGCGGTGATCGGCGGCCGGCGATCGTAGCCGACAGACGGACGGACCACCGGACCACGAGGTCCCGAACCGCGAGACACCTGCCCGCAACCGGGGGTGCTATCGCCGTCTAACTATCAACGCCGAAGAACTGGGCCTTCGAGCGGGTGTCCTCGTTCGCGCCGGCCGACTGCTCGGCCAGGGCCTTAAGGAGTTCTTCGTCCGAGACGTTTGTTTCCTGCTGACTGACGCCATCCGATTCGGCCACGCGTTCGATGGTGGCCGATGCTTCGGAGAGGGCATCCTGTGTCTCGGTGAGTTGCTCGCCGATCGATTCGATGTCGGCGGCGAGGTCCTCAACCGTCGGTTCGTCCTCGGCCTCTGCTTCGGCATCCTCATCAGCGTCCTCTGAGAGGTCGAGTCCCGAGTTTTCGAGACGTTCCATGACGAGATCGGCCGTCCGCTCTTCGACAGTCGGCCCGTCAGCGTCCTCGGGGTCGGTCCCCTCGTCGTCGTTGAGGTCCGAGGCGAGGCTGTCCACACGTTCCGCGAGGCTCTGTTGGTTGTCGGCGATGCTACTGATCGTATCGGTGAGCGAGTCGAATCGCTCTTCAAATTCGTTTGCGTCCATTTGAGGAACTAGTAAACGAGGTCCGAGTGGGGTATGAGGGGACCAAACCTCACGAGAGGGTCCGCTCTAAAAATGGCGGCCGCTCCCGTCGGCAACATACAGTGCAACTAATCGAACGGAGGGCGAATCGCAACGGCCGATACTGGACTCCTCCACGCGACTGCGGCGGGAAGATCCACCCTGTCCGCAAGTGCTGGAGCCGTGGGGGGTTCCGCTCGATCTATCTCAGTCAGCGACCGAGGTCGATTCGCCCGAGCCTGACGTACCACCAGAACCGGACGTACTGCCAGAAGGGCTCTCGAATATTTCGTCCATCAGTTGTTTTGTCTCGTCAGTGGACGTACTATTCGAGTTCGACTCCGATCCGGGGTCGGAGTCGCCACTGAGTACATCGGTCAAGTCAGTATCATAGCTGTACTCAGGATCTTCTGCGAACAGCATCCGGCCGCCGTCACGGTCGGCGTCCCGAAGGAGGAGCAACGAGAGATCGTGCAAGGCCATCGCAGAGCGTTCGTTGCGTTCGGAGAGGGTTCGGCCCACTTTCTCCGTGGAGTCGCTCTCACCCGGTATCTCAGCCGTTACTGGAGCGGCGTGTGCCGAGGCCGTGTCAGTGCCGACCGAGAGCGGAACAGGGATTTCGGTAGTGTCCGAGGTATCGTCGGCATCAAGAGAATCCGAACCCGGTCCTGGGTCGCCGAACACGCTCTTGATGCGTGTCCACGCACTTTCGGCCGGCTCTCCTGCCTCGGTGTCGAACCCCGAAACGCGCTGGAGGTACGATGCAAGTTCGTCCGCCGCGTCCTCGCTGTGGCCACGGTCGCGGAGGTAGGCCACACATGAGTCGTAGGACTGCGTAAGGGCTCCGGCTGCCTTGGCGAGGGCATAAGAGGGTTGATCGTCGCGTGATTGCTCGAACGCCTCAGCGTCCGTCTGCCAGCCAGTATCCGAAGCTGTCTTGTGAGCAACATGAACCGCATCCGGCACGGCGGGACGATCGACTAAACTCACCTCGTGACAATCGCCCGATTTGACCTCTCCCGTCTCCATGTCTTCGACATCCACATCGAGATCGGCGAACTGTTCGCGGATAGCATCGGGAACACGAACATCGTCGGGCAGTTCCCCAGGGGCGTAGGTTTCAGTCTCAGAAACCCACATCCCGATGCTATACCCCGATAGTACACCACTGTCATGCACTAACGACCACAGTTCCGAATCCTCAATACGCCACCCCTGAAGCCACGTTCCCTCTGGGAATTGACGGGCGGCGGGGCCGGTGCCGACCTCGCGGGACTCAGTGAGGATCGTGTTCTCGACGAGGGTGAGGTGGGAGGGTTCGAAGGTGGCGTGCATTACTCCACCGGCACCTGCCGATTCGAGTCCTGGGATACTTCCCATCGGTTCGGCGTCGGCGTCGGCCATCGACGCCATAAATCCTTCCGAGAGGGAACGGACTGTCTCTTCTCGGAAGAAATCGCCGTGGGCGTCGAGAGTGTTTGGGAGCAGAACAGCCCCATAAACCACCTGCCGGTTCGGGTCGGCCGCTCGGAATTGTACCGATTTCTCGCGGTGTTGATAGCCCGCTTCGTGGAGGGCGGCAGCCTTCGATTCGGGGAACGAATCGATCTTCGTGAGCGTGGCAGGATCGTGACTCGTCCGTTTCTCGCCCTCTTGATCGCCGTCCTGTGGGAACCAGTTGCCGTCGTCGTCGATGTCGTACAGGGCAACGATTGCCGCCGGTCCCTCGGATCGGCCGGCCGACCCGGTATAGGCACTGTCGGGGACGGACTCGCCCTCGTCGTACAACTCACGGACCCGCCCGTAGACCGTCCCGCCCCGCGACCCCCATCGAACTCGGTCGTCAACCGAGAGATCGTCGTGGTCGGCTCGCTCAGTGGAGCTGGGGCTGGGGTGGGCCACTCTCGCTTTCGAGTTCGGCCACTCGTCTTTGGGTTTGATGATGAGACTGCCTGGTTTGTGGGCGACCATCGTCTCGGACCCTTCCCAGGAGCCGTCAGCGAGTTTGTACACTTCGATGAGAGCGGCAGGGGCAGTGATGACTTGATCGCCGTCGATCTCCTCGTCGTACTGGCCGTCCTCGATCGTGTCCACAACCTTGCCGTAGGCCATGCCGCCCGAGGAGTCCCACATAACCCAGGTGTCTTGGGTGAGGTCGTCCATCGATGCCCGTTCGATCGGGCCACTGTCTCTGTCGGCTCCGTCGGTGCTGGTAATGTCTCTATCAGTGTTCATGGATTCGGTTGCATCAACAGTATCAGAATCGTCTCCGTCCGCGCCCTTGTCCCCACGGGAGTCGCCGACGGCGGAACGGACGGTGCTGCCTTCCTTGTCCTCGTCCGAAAATTCACGATCGAACGCGGATTCGAGCAACGATCGAGCCTTGTTTCGGAGTTGGTCGGCCGTCTCGTCGGACGCGTTCGACAGCCCGATCGTTGAGAGCACCGAATCCAGTGCGTCCTCGCTGAGAGCGCCGGTATCGGGGAATACGACCGGGAACGTGACTAGTTCGTCGAACGTGTCGGCCTGGGCCTCGCCGAGCATCGTTGACCCGGCAATGGCCGACCGGGTGTCCATTGAGAGGTCGGATACGTCCGACCCATCCTCACGCTCGGCGTCAGTGCCGTAGCCCTCAATATAGTCGGTGAGTGACGGCCCGCCCTCGGGCCAGTCGCGGTCGGCAGTGGGTGTCGTTCCACTGTATTCGGGCGCCCGGGGATTGGACAGTGCGCGAACTGTGACGACATCCGAAACGGCCATCTTCAACTCGCGCGTCGAATACCGACCGGTAGGATCGTGACTCCAGACGATGAGGCGGCAATCGTTCGGCGACAGATCACAATCGGCGCTGACGGTCTGTTCCGACGATTGTTCTGACGCCCTGGCGATAAACGAGATCGCATCGACAGCGTTCTCGAAGTCCGTGTCGGTCCACTCCGATTTTGATCGGGACTGAAGGCGCTTGTTCACCCTGCACGCTTCGGCCGCATCACCCTCCTCAGACTGCGTTCGTCGGTAGTCCTCGTAACAGGTCGTATTCTGAAAGTCGTCTAACGCTCCGGCGGACATGTTCGTGACCGCCATATACGTCGAATAGACGGCATCGCGGTCGTCGGTATCGTAGTCCGGTATCGAAATTCGTTCAGTGTGCATTGTTGGTCAGCTAAGTCTGAGATAGCATCGGCACCCTAGTCTCTCACTCTGAGGTAACCGCCAGTCGCCCGGATAGCGTGCCGGACTCTGCGACGGCCCGACGATGAAGGGTTCGCCGAGCGGCGTCGAAACGTCTTGAAGTGCTCTGTGGCTCGCCCGAACGCTTGCATCCAACTGAGTCTTCCATGTGATCGTATCCGCATCCGAATCGTCCTCGAACGCCGAGAGCGACCCCCGGCCGATCCCCGTCGACAACTCTGCTGAGGCTATCCGTCGGACCTCGTACCCTCGAACATCGTCGAAGCGGCCGGCCATCCGGTCGCGGATCGTGTCCCGTTCCAGTCCCGCTTGACTGGCTTCGTAGATCGCCTCGGCAATGTCGCGGGCCATCCTCGCACGGACCCGGGCGTGATCGCGGCGAGTGCCACGGTCCAACTCGCGGCGGACTCGGTTACGTTCGGGCAGGTCGTCAATGCCGCCATCGGCGAACACCGGGCGCGAGTCGAGCGAGTAGCGCCGGACTGTCGTTTGCCGGCCTAACTCCGCGCCTTCGTAGGCTGTATCACGGAACGTGCCTCGGAATCGGTTGGCAAAGCGGGCGAACCGGGTGTCGAGTGCTCCTCGAATCGCCGCGACCGACCCGAGCGGGAGCGATCCCACGATGGCAGCGAGGATCGTGCCGTGGATCGCTTCGAGCGTGTTGGAAATAGCCTGCTGACGGCGGGCAACAGCCGCTTGCTCGCCCGGCGGTCGTGCCCGTTCGAGGAGGCGGCCGGTGCGAGTTGGGTGGGTGGGACAAGACACTGTTGGAAAGTGAGAGAGTTCATTCCTTTACGAGGGGGTCTCAAACCCTGCATCGTAAGCTGGGAATCCGACCATCGGTGGAAATTTGTTTGGAAGTCCACTACGACGCACTATGGCACGGAAGTACGATGTGACCCGGCGGTGTCAAAAGGCGATCGAACAAGTCCACCCACGAGACAGAAGAGGTGGGTTGGAAGTCCATCTACACCCCGATGATGTACTCTTGTTACGCGACCAACTCAACGAAGAAGAGTGGAAGGATGTCTCCCCACCGTTTGGATACGGCATCACCCCGAACGAGGACGTTAATCGCGGCGAACCGGAAGCACGACCGTTGTAGTTCCGACTTTGATGGCGGGCCGATCACTCGTCGGTGTCAGCTTCGGCCTCTCGCCACGCAATATCTCTTTGGACGGCTTCGAGGATGTCCTCACGAACGAGAACTGGGACGTGAACCGGGGCGTCTCCCATATTTGCCGATATCAACGGCCAAAATGATAACTTTTGGGGCGGTTTTGGTTTTGTTTCAGATGTCCTTGGTTCGGTCCTGCCTCACCGATCGGTGGTGAGAATGGCGTTCACATCCGCCGTGCTGCCGGCCGTCCCGTCCTGGTTGACGATACGGATTCGGAACTCATCAACCGTTGCGAGGTCAAGACTGTGCAAGTCCCCGGTATCCGATTGTCCTACCGACGGAGCGATATAGTCCTCCCAGTCGAGTCGGTCACTGAGGCGGGCTTCGAGGTGAATATCCACATCCGTCGACGGACCGCTCACAACCCACTGGAATACCGACGGGGGGCTCCCTCCGCTGTAGGTTTCGATTACCTCATCGTTCGAACCACCGCTCTCGTCGAGTGTGGTATCAATATCGATTATTGCGTATGTCATAATTCAAGTTCGAGGGTGCGAGAAGCGTTTACCATTCTTCGGCGATTTCGATGACGGCCTTAAGCCCGCTTTGTGTAGCCCCG